CCGCAAAGGCAATTTGAAGGCAGGCGTCTTTCAGATCGGGTGAGCAAGTTAATAGAAGACCATATTTCGAGAATACAAAAGACAATCAATTCCGGGATTATCCAAGGCAGAACAGCGCAAGAGGTTACGCGCGATCTGTTCGGTACTGCCAATGCAAAAGGAACGGACGGAATCACTCAAATGACGCGCGGCTCGGTGAACATGATGGTTCGCACCGCCATGCAGCACATAACAAGCAGCGTGCGCCGCGAAGTTTCTCTGGCTAACTCTGATATCGTGGAAATGGAAGAGTGGGTGGCAACTTTGGACGGACGTACATGCTGGACTGAGGACACATTAATCACAATGGCTGATGGCAGCAAGAAAAGAATAGCGGATATAAAAGACCAAGACTTAGTGCTTGGCGGCATTACCGGGAAGGAATGTAGGGTTTTGGGGGTTTTCAAAAGTATTGAGCCGTCTAGCGTGGCTATGTATAATTACAATAATGAATACATAGGGAGCGCCACCAATGGACACAGAATTCTTACAAGAAAAGGATGGAAAACAGCAGAAAGTATTTGTCTATCTTCTGAATTTTCAGAACGGCAAGTCTTATATCGGAGTAACGAAAAATATCAAAAAAAGGATGCAAGAGCATATCAGCAGGTCAAAAAGCCTTCCGGATTTGGAAATAAGCAAGGCAATATTGGATTTAGGAATTCCGCAACCAGCGATACTGGTAACAGTTTCAACGATGAAGGAAGGTCATTTGCTCGAAATGGAATTAATAAAAAACTTAGGCACTCATTTTCCAAATGGATTGAATGTTTCTGCCGGTGGAAAAGGTATTTTTGGATTACCGGCGCATATAAAAAGCGAAGCTGCGAGAAAAGCCAGGGACACTTATTTCAAAAGAACCAGCAAGGAAGAGCGGTCTTTGAAATCGAAGAAAAGCAGAGATGCTTGGACTCAAGAATCAATGAAAAAGATGAAGGATACCAAGAAAGCACAATTTCAGAACCCAGATTATTTGGAGAAAATCACAGCCATAAATCGCAGACAAAAATCACCAGAAACGTTAGAGAAACTCAGATCGGCAACCAAGGCGAAATGGGCAGACCCAGCTTACAGGGAAAAAGTGAATGCTGCGCGAGAAATGAAGCAGGATCAACTCAGAGCATCGGATCAGTCATGGGTGGAGAAGAAAAAGCTGAAAATGTCTGTTGCGATGAAAGAGAAGTGGAAAGACAAATCTTTTGTGGCGAAAATGAAGGAAAGATCGTCAAGCCAAGAATCGAAGATGAAACTTGCAGAGAATGGACGCAAAGGCGGAGCGGCGTTGACAGAAGATGGTCGCCAGCGGAAGAGTGCTGCGGCCAAGAAGATGTGGACAGAGGAGAAGAAGATTACTCACTCTTTGATCGTTCGGAACTATTGGAAGAAGAAAAGAGAGGAGTCTTTGAAGGAGCCGCTCGAGGAGAAAAAAGGATTGGAAACGTAGAAATAATATCGTTATCAATTGAAGGCGACAACACTTATGTTGCGGGCGGCATGATTGTTCACAATACGCCATTCTGCAAGGCCACCGATGGCAAAACATTTAAGCCGGGGGAAGGACCGCAGCCGCCAGCGCATCCTGGGTGCAGATCGGTACGGGCGATGTATCTGTCACAAGATATAGGCGTAAGACCATCCAAACCGGTTACCGAGCGCTTGCTTGTTAAAGAGTACGCCGCCAAGAATGATCTTGGATCGATCAATAACCGGGATGATCTTCCGCACGGAACCAAAGGAGATTACGACGAATGGGCGCGCAAGCGTGTACGTGAATTGGTTGGCCAGGTCCCGGCCAAAACCACATACAACGATTGGCTTAAAACCCAAACTCAAGAATTCCAGATCGATACGCTTGGAAAAACGCGCGCCGACCTATTCAGGAAGGGCGGGCTCACGTTGGATAAATTTATCGATGCAGACGGGACAACTCTGACACTCAAAGAGGTTGCGCAGCGGGACGCAGCAGCATTTGAACGTGCCGGATTGGATGTAAGTAAATTTTTAAACTAGGAGAACAGCTATGCAACTCAAACTGAAACTTACCACGCTCGAAGGATTGGATCCGGCTTTTCATGAGCTGTATACCGAACAAGCAGACAAAACATTCCTGCTGACCGGTGTCGAAGGCATGAAAACACAGGGTGATATCGATAAGGTTACTGCTGCGCTTGTGAAAGAACGCGCCGATCACAAATCATTGAGGGAAAAATTTGCTCTATTGGGCGATCAAGACCCGGTGGATCTGCTTGCCCAACTTGATCGCATCAAAGAACTTGAGGCGGCCGCCGCCGGAAAGATTGATGAAGCCAAGATCAATGAAATTGTCGAAGGCAGACTCAGAACCAAGCTCGGACCGATCGAGCGCGAAAACAAGCAACTCAAGGACCAGCTTGCCGCTGAACAAGGCGTTACCGCGGAACTTAAGGCCAAGGATCAGAAGCGCACAATTCACGACAAAGCGCGCGCGGCCGCATTAAAAATAGGCGTCATACCCGAAGCATTGGACGATATCCTGCTTTATGCGGATAACGTCATGGAAATTACCGAGGATGGCCGGGTAATCACAAAGGATCAGGTTGGCGTAACGCCCGGCGTCGATCCGGAAGTATGGTTAAGCGAAATGCAACAGAAAAAGCGCTACTGGTGGCCTGTTAGTCAGTCCGGAAATTCTACCGGCAATGGTGGTGGAGGCGGTATCTCCGGTGACAACCCTTGGACCGCTACCGGCTGGAACATAACCAAGCAGACTGAAATATTGAACGCCGATCAGAAGCGTGCGGAACAAATGGCGCGGTCAGCAGGTACTTATGTCGGAGGCCCAAGACCACATCAAAAGGCAGCGTAAAATATGACCACTATTGCTTATCGTGATGGAGTGGTGGCAACTGATACGCTATCGGTTGCCGATGGAATGGTTGTCGATCATGCTTACGAAAAATGCATCGTTAAAGACGGAGTAATGTTTTTCATGACTGGAAGCACGTCAGACCACGATAAGCTGGTCGATGAATATTTTTCCCCAACCGGAAGGGATACGGGTAATGCCTACGCTATTGTTGCTGATAAAGGAAAAATATTCATTATTGGCGGTGAGGAGGGCGGTAAAGGTATATTCAAATGCCCAAACAACCGGGAAAATTACATCTCGATAGGCAGCGGGGAAAGATTTGCTATTTCTGCTATGGATCACGGGAAAAGCGCTAAAGAAGCTGTCGAATATGCGATGAAACGTGATATTTACACCGGCGGGGAAGTTAAGGTTTATCAGGTGTAGAGTATTGCTGAGGAGGGCGATGAATGGCGCTTCGTGCGCCATTTTTCATTTCCTAATAGCCTCATTTAGTACGGAAATAATCCAATCGGTCAGCTTCATACCTTTAGATTGCGCAGCCTTAACCCACATGGCCTTGTCCGAAGATTTGCACCGCGCATGGATGTGAGATTCGGCTTTCTGATCATCCGGCTTGGTGGCGTTGCTTGGTTTGCCGGTCAAGCCGTGCGGTTTTTTGTCATCCATTATTATCTTCAACCTTGAAAGTAAAATCAGGCAGTATTTGCCTGACTTGATCTATAAAACATCCATCGATTGCGCGATTAGGGTAAATCGAATAACCGATGTTATTCTTCGACAAAGGTAACCTGCTGTCAATCTGTGTTGCGTATTGGAAATGACCTTCGGTTAATTCAACTATTATTTTTGACATGACAATAATCTATGTATTGACTTTAAATGTAGTATTTTTGGAATGTTTCGTACTCTGATTGAGTTATTTCGGTGCAATTCTCGCAGTTCACCGCGTTGCCGCAATGGAACAATGCAACACCATCATCGTCGTAATTATCTAGTTCCTCCTCCCCGTACCAATTTGTCACAATGTCCTTTATGCGCTCATCAATAGTTACTTCTGGCGGCAGAGCGGTCGTGGTTGGTTGAGAGAATTCAAACTCACCGCACTTGGTTAATATCGATAGTAAATAGAATTTCATTTAACTCTCCTATTATGCTGCTTTCATGGTTAATAGATTGATCATCGATTTTCCATCGGATAGCGAAAAGGATTTGTTGTAAAACTCAGCAACAGTTTCAAGTTTCTCTCCCATTTCTTCCGCCGCATGCTGCGCGTTGTGAATCCATCCCTGTAGGCGCCCGATCTCAACATTCAAAGCCAGCATAAAAGCCTGGTTGAATTTGATATGAAGATTCCCGTTCATGTAGGCGCGCACCTCCATCAGTTTGATGTATTTACCGGCTTTGTTGGTGCAGTAGAATTCTTCCTTACTGCCGCTCTCAAAATTGTGGAATTTGACCTCTTCATCAGAATCGAACCCCAGGTTTCTGGCCACCACAATCAAATCGTCTACGAAGTTAGCGGCCGACTCGCTTAGCCCTCCAATCGCGCTGTAACTGTTATAAGTTCCACTCTTCACCAACCCGCCAACGCCGCCCGCTACAATCCTATAATCCAGCTTGAAATGAGTGTGTTTATTGTCATCATAAAGATAGCGGAAACTATTCTTTTTAAACACTCGTTCGTTCGACTTGTAATTGATTACGCACGCCGAATCAACCATCTTGTTGAACGTCTCGATCATCTGGCTATCCAGGTAGCCGTTCGCATTCTTGATAGCCCAAACCGTTATGGCGTAGGCATTGGACGCGGTGAAGTCGATACTCGTTTTTCGCGTAATGCTTTCAATAAACGCTTTTCTGCTTGCCGCGGTCAACCTGCTGGTCAATGGCGCGTAATTATCGAACAATTCGTGCCAGTAGGCATTCTTGAGCCCTTTTATCCTTGATCGAATAGAGCTGATAATGGATTTGATCGATATATCAAGTTCCTTGAAAAGTGCCTCATCCAACGAGCTCACCTTCTGGTAATTGCCGATTAATCCGTCAAGTTCCGCCCGGTACAGCGTGTCAAGTACCTCGATTGTGCTTTTCCCAGCAACGAGTGAATTTTTAATGGTTTCCTTGCGTTCCTTCTCAGCTGATCGCGCCTTGTCGTATTCTGATACATCTTGCTTGCTGACTGTCTCTGACAAACGGAAAAATTCTTTTACCCATAACTCAAATGGATCCACCATGTTGTCAATGCTGCCGTGTCTGCTGTATCGACTATTCCTGAATTCGTCATGGCATAGCGAGATAAAAACAAGGTCAACTTTTGCCCGTGCCGTGCGGTCTTCTGAATCCAGAAAATCGAATGACCCGATCACCTCATAGCTTGCCTTCCTTGCTTCGATTGCATTGATTATCTGCTTTTGATCTTTCCAGCGCTGCGGGATAACCATGTAAATATAATTCGCATTGGCTTCGCGGATAACTTTCACGCTCCAATCAACGAACTCGCTGTATGGCGGGTTACTGAAAATGCAGTCAATGGACTTATCAAGTAACGATTGTTCCCAAAAATCAGTGCCCAGTATTCCTATGTCGATAGGTAGACTATCCAACAAAGGCCGCGCTTTTTCGATTGCGAAGTATTCTGTATGGTAGTTGTCGCGGTATTCCGGGTTTCTGCTATTTAGTTCTTTGAAACGTTCCAACACCTTGCCGTTACCGGCTCCGATGTCGAGCAGGCTTTCCGGGCGCCGCTGGTTCGCGTGTTTGTGAAAAGCAGCAATTATTTCGTTTGTTGTTGGATACCATTCAAAATCTTGACCAGTGGCGTTCAATTCTGCCAGTGCATGTGCTGTTGATGATCTCATTTTAATCCCCTTACAGTGAAGTTCTTAAACCGGTTTCGCTTTCAAATAGCTCTCTCAACTGATCAAAATAAATGTCAGTGTGACTGCTGATTTCTTTCAAAGTAAGGCCATGCACTCTGCTGAATTTCACATCGTACAAATCAGATCCATTCAGAGCTATTTCGATAAGGTTTATCTTTAAACCTGAGAATCTTGGAAGGTTGAAGCGTATGCCGCCGTTGCCATCATTGAGCGCGAGGAAGTTTCTTGCCCCTGTCATCGCCATGAATTTACTGCCACCGAGTTGCGCTAGGATTATGCTGGCCACTTCTTTGGCTACATCCGTAGAGACTCTGCTAGATTGTTTTTGATTATCTTGCTGCGTTACTTGGGTGTCTTCGATTTGATAAAACTTTGCCTCAGATTCGGATATGCATGTAATACCGCCCGGAACTCTTGCTTCCCAAATTCCGTCGTCATATTTTCTGAGGATTCTTACTTCACCGAAGCTTGCTTGAAGGATTGCGCCTTGTTTGAAATCTTCTTTGGTTGCTTGTCTTGTCATTTTAACTCTCCAGTTTAGGTTCCTGATTCCGTCAGTCCGGTTTTCTGTTTAATTGAAACTATAAGCATAATCGTACACATGTTAATTCTATATGTCAACACAAAAATAAATTATTGCATCATTTAAGCATAAGCAATGCTTATGATAAATCAATACAGTATAAATAAAGCTTGATATATTAAATTTTCAGTATTAATATTTATAGTGAATCTCTAATTGGATTCGATCGTGATGAGAAAATCTAATTAGACGAAGGCTTTATACGCATCATGGGATGCACAAATATTCCGTGAAGCAAGTCTCCGTGGTGAGCCTGCTTCGATTTATCGAATTGCTCGCCAATAGGAGACAGAAGCCATGGCAGTCACAAAACTAGCTGACCTAGTTATCCCAGTACAGTACCTTCCGTATATCCAGCAAGAAACCGAAGTCAAATCCCGCCTGGTGCAGTCTGGCGTATTGGTGCCTGATACAGCATTGGATCAAGCGCTTGCCGGTGGCGGCAAAACATTCGAGTCGCCATCTTTCAGAGATTTGCCGGATGATGCAGACAACATCTCTAGCGATGACGACGGCACAAGCGCAACGCCATCAAAAGTGACCACCTCCGAAGAAATTCAGGTGCGCTTGTCACGCAACGCGGTTTGGTCGTCAATGGATTTATCCTCTGATATTGCTGGCGCCGATCCATTGCAGAGCGTAATCGCCAGAGCATCGGCTTACCGGGCGCGCAGATTGCAGGATGCATTCATTGCGACTGTTAAAGGTGTGTTTGCTGATAACGCTGCGGCTCCTTCCGGTTCTGAGCACGTCCAAAACGACATGACCGTTGATATCAGCGGCTCATCGTTCACCGACGGCGTGACAAACTTCTCTGCAGAAGCCGTCATTGATGCCAAGCTCACCATGGGTGACAGCATGCAGGATTTAGGTTTGATCTGCGTTCACTCGGTTATTTATGGCCGTATGCAGAAAAACAACCTGATCGACATGATTCCGGATTCTGAGGGCGTTTATAACATCCCGACTTTCAACGGCATGATCGTTATTGTTGATGACTCGATGCCAGTTTCTACCGGCGTATACAACACCTGGCTATTCGGTCGCGGCGCTGTTCGTTTGGGTCAAGGAAATGCGCGCGTACCTATGGAAACCTATCGTTTGCCGCTTGCAGGTAATGGTGGTGGTCAAGAAAGCCTGATTCATCGCTGGGAATGGATTATTCACCCAGTCGGCTGCAAGTATGCCGGTACAGCGCCAACCGGCGGCCCTACCAACGCGGCAACCAGTAACAACCTTGCGGCAGCCGGTTCTTGGCAGCGCGTATTCCCTGAGCGCAAGCAAATAAAGATTGCACGATTAATCACGCGCGAAGCGTAAGAGCTTTGAGCGGCGCTTTTTAATTTCACTTTATAGCGAGGATTAATCATGACAAAAGGACGTAGACGCAGCGCTGAGCGGCCTATCGGTAACAAGCGGCAGGCCATGATCCGGCAATTATTCAGGATTGTTAATAAAACAATCTCTGTTGTTGACGGCGCGCCAGGTTACGGGAGTGCTGAAGCTTTCAGGCTTCCTGAAGGCAATGTCTTGATCCATGGCGCGATTGGGTACATAACTTTAACCACTTCGGATGCCGACATCACTGCAACATTCGACGGTGATATCTCGATTGGTACCGGATCAACATCGGACGGAACATTATCCGGCTCAGAAGTGAATCTGGTGGCAAGCACATCCCTTGGTGCGGCAACGGCCAAAGTGTCGCCCAATGTACGCTTGGTGACAAGCACAAGCACCACTGGCGTTATCCATGACAACACTGCGGCTGACGTTATTTTCTACTTCAACTTGCTTATTGATGACGCTGCTATTTCCGGCGCGGCTGATTTCACGGCCAATGGTTATGTTGAAGTTCTGTACACGGTCCTGGGAGACGACTAATCATGCCACCAAAAACAACCGACAAAGACGCTCCAATCAAGATTGAAGAGCCTTTAGGCGTATCGGAAGCCGAAGCCAAGGCGAAAGCTGACGCAGAAGCAGCCGCTAAAGCGGCAGCAGAAACGGAGGCTTCGGAAAGAGCCAAGGCAGATGAGGCGGCCAAAAAAGCGGAAGAAGAACCGCTTGATATGTCCATCGACGCGCAAATTGCTCGCGCCCAGGATGATTTGAATGAGGCTGTCGATGCTCAGAACCAAATCAACCGCCTGGTTGCTGAGAAAACCAAAGCTGTCGATGCGCTGATTATCGAAAAAAGCAAATCTGAGAATGGCGGCCCAATCTCTGACATTCAGTATTACTTGCAGCGTGAGGCGCGCAAGCGTGCTGAGAAGGTTGCTAGACGCAATCAGTTGCTTGGCGATGGCACGAATGCGCTGGAATTGATTAGGCAGCTTGATACCCGGGCGCCAATTGATCAAAGACCGGCCGCACGCAAGGTCGATCCGCGAGCAGTGCAACCGGCAAAAACCACGGTTAATGTGTAATTAACGCACTGGGCGCGTGATAAATGGCAATTGTCACAGAAGACGGTACCGGCAAAAGCAATGCTCAGTCATATTTGAGTCTTGCTGATGCCGATGCCTACTTCACGGCAAGAAGTGTCGCTGCATGGACCGGTGCAAATTCGGCGAAAGAAGCGGCTTTGATCGCGGCTACCGAATACATTGATATCCGCTGGGGGGATTTGCTGAAAGGTTCGCTGGAATTTCCTGACACTCAAGCGCTTCTGTTCCCGCGACTGAATGTTTATGACAACGAGGGCAGGGCATTAACCGGTATTCCGCAACGGCTTGAGCGCGCAACGGCTGAGTATGCGTTGATATCGCTCAGTCAATCATTAATGCCAAACCCGACAATCGAAAGCAGCGGGAAAGTTGTTATTGAAGAATCGGACGAAACCGGGCCGATCAAAGAAACCAAAAAATACCAATCCGGATACCTGACAAAAAGACCATATCCAAAAGCTGATGCGCTTATGGCGTGCTTCATTCTTGGTTCCGGAATAACGCGGGTGTACGTGTAATGGACTACGCCGCCAGACTTTCCAAGGTAAAAGAAAAAATCCGCGCCAAAGGTCGGCAGATAACGCTATCAAGCCTTGATCCAGATAGCGCAGACGCCAACAAACCATGGCTGCCAACAAATAACCCAAGGAATCAGTGGAAAACAGACTCTGTTAGCGTTTATGCAGTAAATGTGCCAATTAGTTCCGCTGGCAGTCTAGGCATGCGTTCTGAGGCCATTGAATTATACGGGGAGGCAAAAAGCGTTTACATCGTCGAGCCAGGTGACATAAACCCGGAAGGGCTTGACCAATACCAGCTTGTCACAGATGGCGAGCAGGAATTCAAGATAACTTTTATCGAGAAGATTAAACCGGCTGATTTGACGCTGCTTTACTACATCGGAGTGAACAGCTGATGCCTACGCAACAGCAAGCCACTGATACGGTGTACGGCGCATTCAATACGGCTTGGGCGGTTAACTCAACTTATCCGGTCGTTTGGCCAAACAAGAAGCCTGACACGGAGCCAATGAAACAAGGCAATCCATGGGCATTTGTCCGGATTGCACATAAAACCGGGCGGCAGGTTTCTCTGCCGGGCGTGGATGGAAAAAGAATTTGGGAGCGAAAAGGCCAGCTTGTTTGTGAAATTTATACGCCAAGCGGCGAAGGCACACAAGCAGCGTACACGCTTGCCAGGATCGTTGAATTGGCCTTTCTCGGCAAGGCCATCGACAGCGTGCGGTTCAGAGCAATCCAGATCAAGGAAAGCGGGATTCACGGTAATTGGTTCCTGGTAACGGTAACCGCAGAGTTTGAATACGACGAAATTGTTTAATGACGGAGGTGCTAAATGACAACGAATGTTAATAAGATCGACAGCAATATTACCGGGCTGCGGATTGCTGACGAAAGCTCGATTGGTGTGTTGCCGGGTACTCCGATCTGGAATCAGTATGAGCCGAACGATTATTCTGCGCTGGGCGCGAAAATATCGACACTGGTACGAAATCCGATCACGGATGGACGGCAACGTAAAAAAGGCGTTGTTGTTGATCTTGAGGCCGATTTCGGATTTAGTTCTGACTTCACCCAAACCAGTCACCAGAACATCCTGCAGGGTGTTTTCTTCGCAAATTACCGCACCAAGGCGGAGCGAACCGATATTCCATCGGTGACAGTGAATGCCGGTGATGACACCTATGAGTTGGCAAGCACTACGGGGTTATATGTTGGCTCGTTGGTTTATGGATCGGGATTCACCAATACCGGGAATAGCGGCCTTCATCGTATCACTACGGTGACTCTCAATACCTCGATTGCAGTGGCAGAAACACTCACCGCAGAAGCATCGCCGCCAACGGATAGCAAGCTTGTTGTTGTAGGTTTTCAATTTGGATCAGCAGATGCCACGATTGATGCATCCGGCACGCTGCCGAAGCTTGTTACCTCCACAAAGGATTTGACGCAGCTCGGTCTATCTGTTGGCGAGTGGGTGTATTTCGGCGGTGATGCTGCTGGGAATAACTTCGCAACTGCGGCAAATAACGGCTGGAAGCGAGTGCGGTCAATCGCCGCAAACGCTATTGAATTCGACAAATCGGCCTCAGCGATGGTTACGGACAACGGATCAGGTAAAACTATCCGAATCTGGTTCGGACGCAAACTGCAAAATGAAACCGGCGCCAGCATCGTTCGTAAAACGTACCAGCCAGAAGTAAGCCTTGGTGCGCCAGATACCGGCAGCCCGTCACAGATTCAAGGCATGTACGTTATCGGAGCCATCCCGAACCAATTCAGCCTGGATATTGGGACCGCCACGAAGATCACATCAAGCATGTCTTTCATGGCTACCGATGCGCAAACGGTTGACGGTCCCACTGGATTGAAAAGCGGTGATAGACCAACGCTTGTATCAGCCGATGCGTACAACACAAGTTCCGACATAAAGCGCATGAAAATGTCACTTGTGTCCTCAAGCGACGAAGCGCCGTCACCAATGTTCGCTTATCTGACCGACTTGAAGCTCGAAATCAACAATAACCTCAAGCAATCGAAGGCTGTGGGTGTTTTGGGATCGTTCGATATTTCTGCCGGTACGTTTGCTGTGAGCGGCAGCATGACAGCTTATTTCACCGACGTTTCGGCAATCGCCGCGATACGCAATAACTCTGACGTGACAATCGATGTGGTGATTGTAAAAAACAATGCGGGGGTTGTTATTGATCTGCCATTGATATCGCTCGGTGGCGGCAATCCGGATATCAAGCTGGATGAGGCTGTGAAACTGCCTTTGTCGATGGATGCAGCAACCGCGGCAAGTATCTCAACCAGTATGGATTACACGGCGGCAATCATGTTTTTTGATTACTTGCCTGATGTAGCGAAAGTTTAAAAACAAGCTTTGGCTTTAATTTGGATTCATGACTTTTATCACTTAATAGGACATTTACTTATGAGCGGCATGTACAAACAATTTTTAACCGACAGAGAACTTGAGAAAAAAGGGATTGTGCTGGATTACGGTCAATTCCGAGTGACCGTGGCACGCGCCGGTAGCGCGAACCATAAATTTGTGCGCACTCACGAAATCCTGACAAAGCCTGTTCGC